CCATAAGTAGCAATGGAGGTAGCATCATCATCTGTCAGGTTAGAAGCATAATTATTATTGTAATCAACCGAAAGAGAATTGCGGATCTTGCCGATCTGTAGGATTGACCTAATGCTGGAAGGATAGGCATAGTTGGCATCTAGGTCTGTGTATCCATTAGCATCAAGATAGACAGTGCGATGATCTGCATCTGCAAAACAGACTCGACCTTGCTTGTCCTCGTAAATCTGCCCAATGCCACTGTCTGCAATAAGAGTCACAATGTCTGACATAACTATTGGATCAGCATTACGAGCGATCATCTCGTATCCGCCTGCATCAACTTCACCTGTAGTCAAGGATGTAAGGCTTGCGAAGATGTCTGAAAGTTGTGCGCCATCTAAGTCCTGAGTCAGCGCACCCGTCCAGAGAGCCTTAGGTAATTTAGCCAGTTGACCAACAGCCAAGACAGAGCCGATAGTTAAGAATCCTGTCTCATCTGGAGTACGAGCTGAGATGGAGAAGTCTGAAACCTCGCCACCGAATACATCCACATAAGTGCCAGTTGAATCTTTGACTTCTAGCTTGAGTGCATCTGTCACATCTATGTCAAAGGCAGTAGTGCCTGTGTTGACTATGTCCATGCGAGCATAGCCAGCCTGACATTGTCGGTCAATGTCTATTCGACCTACAGTAAGGTTAACCTGTTGCACATTGTTATAAACAGTAGTGCCAACAGTGATGCGCCAATCTGGATCCCATGTCATATAGCCAGCAGCCCACCTGTGCCACGGTAAGTTGACTGTCTTAAAGTATCTTCGATAACTCTAGCGATGGCTTCTGGATCTCCAACGCCTGCATTGACTGTCACATTGACAGTGCCAGCAGCAGAAGTGCCTGATACAGGTAAAGTTGCTGAAGGGCTAAAGGATGAGCTGAATTCTTTGCCGTTTGACTGGATGACTGTAGTAGCAACCATATTGGCGTACGATGACCATTCACGGCCATTAGCTTGGATCTGTGTGCCAATGGCGAACATGCCAGCAAGTACTTGATTGATACCACTTAGCCATGATGTAAATGGTGCTTCGCCTTTAAGGATGTCTCGAAGTTCAACAGTCTTTTTCTGTGCTTCATCTAGCAGCTTTGTGTACTTCTCGATCTGAGATATATTCTCATCCTCGATAGCCTTCATAAGCAACAAACGGACACGATCTTCTTCTGAAATCTTACCCTTGAGTGCTGCCTCAATTTGGATCTTCTGTAGGTCAAAGATAGCCTTAGCCTTAGAGATTTTGAGATTGTCTTTAGTAGATTTTGTCAAAGCGTTAGTTGACTTGAGTTGTGCAGCTGCTGCCTTAGCCGCTGCCGCTGCATCTGCCTTCTGAGTATCCTGTGAAGATACAGTCATTGAGATATTGCCTAAGCCCTTGAAGCCACCAACAGGGTTTTTCATAAAGAAGAAGTTCTGAGGGTCAAACAAAGACTTGGTAATGGCAATAGCCTTGCCAGTCTCACGAGTGAAGGCTGCAATGGCGTTAGATACTTTGCCTATGCCTTCGATGATTGGATCAATAGTGCTAGACCCTGAAGCAGTCTTGAGTGCATCGACAAAGCCTTTACCAATAGTCTCTTTAGCATTGTTAGCCGCTACTTGTAACTTGGCTAGTTCACCTGCATAAGTACTTGCTGCAAGTGATGCCTGTCCTGCGAAGAGAACATTGAGGCGTTGCTGGATCTCTTCGAATGAGGATGAAGTAAGTTCTGCCTTGCTGAGTCCTACGCCCAATCGGCCTAGTGCTTGATTCTGTCCTAGGTAAGCCTTCTGTAGGCTCTGTGAGACTTGAGTAAGACTCTTACCTGTACCAGCTGAGATGTCTAATGCAAGGTTAAGTAATTCTTGAGACTTAGTAACTGACAAAGTGGCTCGAAGGAATCTATCCATAGCCGGACGAAGTTCATCATCCAGCACACCTGTCTGTTGCTCTAGGCGCGAGATGTAGCCATTGACCGTTGCTGCGTTACTGCCGAAAGCCAGACCCAGGTTGTTAAGTGTCTGTCCTAATGCTCTAGCTGCCTTGTCATCTTCTGCAAATGCTTTGACTGCTCGACCAATGCCACGGACACCGAAAGCAACACCTAAAGTTGCAGCAAGTCCTTTAACACTTCTGCTTAGTTTTGCAGTGGCTTGATCTGCTTTCTTGAAAGCCTTTGCTCCAACAAACTCAGCGGCTATGTCAATTCTTACATCTGCCGCCATTATCGCACTCTCCGTTTTTCAAACTCAATCTTTGATTTTTGAATAGCTTTGACTACAGCTGCGTTAGCCTTGCCTTGATCTTCTGCCCATGCACGAAAGATTGCACGGCCTTTCAATTTGCGAGAAGCGCGACCTGCTTGACCTGCTGCTCTTGAATAAGCATTAACTATCTGGCCTGTTTGATTCATTGAGTCAATAAACTGTTGACCAGCGTTAGGGTTATTGCTCATGGATTGACCCTTGTTACCAGAGCGAGTCATCTTGCCATAATTCTCATGACGAGGAGCAACTACTCTAGACATAGGAGCTTGTGGTCTGCCTTGTGGATTAACGCGGCCAGCAGTCTCATAGATAGATCCAGAGATAGAAGCATTGACAATGCGAGCCAATGATCTAAATCCTTTGCGATTAGGCTTTGATGGTGTTGTCTTATACCCAATGCCACGCTTGGCTTCAGATGATGACCAAACTCGATTAGACCATGCACCGTTTTGATTGCTGTTAGCCCAACCACTTAAAGGTGCTGTGCTAGGAATAAAGCCACGCGCCTTAGTAGTAATTGGCTTAAGGATTCCAGCAATTTCCTTTTGAGTATTCTTAGCCAGATCAGGTGTGAACTTCTTCAAGGCTTTACGGAGTTCAACCGCGCCTTTTAATTCTGTTGGCATCGTTGACCTCCTTCGCTTCATCCTTGAGACCCTGTAACAATGCCTCAAGCATTGTCGGATCTAGCTCTAATAAGTGCTGTGGCGCAATCCCCAACCTAATGCTCAAGCGAGCAATTAGATAGGTGAATGGAAGATCGCGCTTTAAGCTAAAGGGTCAGAGTCCAACACTTCCACGCTGCGAAGCGTGTCAATGAACTCCAGCCCAAACGGCTTAACAGTTTCACCTGACCTGCGTACTATTTCCCACGACAACCAGAAGAGCATTGACTGCATCTCGTCTTCACGAAAGGCACGATGAAAACCTTTTTTGTGATGTAGCTCAAATGAGTATTCCACGCTAGGCGTGATGTCACCGATTAACTCACTTCCATCTGTACGAACGATCTTTAGTTTTGCCATGGTTTGCCCCTTTGTTAGTTGTTTAGAATGTGCCTGAAGTTGCTACTGCAATAGTTGAGTTAGCAGTAAATGTAATGCTTTGCATTCCGATGTCACCAACAGCACCATTGATGTCTGTTGTGTTGTTGATCAACAGTGAGACAGTGTACAGAGGGTTTGTCGCTGAGACTGCTGTCCCCTTTGTCTGTAGGAATACTGCTGTAACTGTTGTTCCCCATGCAGCCTGAAGTGTCGCGTTGACATTGGCTGCTGCTGCGTCTGATAAGAAGTCGATTGTTACAGTAGATGATTCCAAGCCCTTAACGAACTTGTGTGATGAATCACCCATTGCAGTTACTTCAAGTTCATCGAATACGCGGTTAAGTGTTACTGCTGTGACATGGTCTGAAAGATCAACAGAGTTAATCTTCACGCCCACATTGTTATTTAGAAATACAGCCATGAGATTATTCCTCTTCTTTCTTTGTAGTTGCTGGCTTTGCTGTTGTTGGTGCTACCTGCCCGATCTTGATCAAGAAGGCTTCGTTTTCTTTTTCCCACTCGGACATATTAACTCCAACTCGTAAGGATATTGACGGACATCTCGCAGCTGAGAAGGTCTCCCGAAGCAGCATTGAGAACGCTAGGTGCGCTGATCGCGCTTACATTATAGGTCAAAGATGAATCTGCGAGCTTAGCGAACACGCTACAAACAGTATCTTCTATGCCGTTAAGATTGCCTTCATTGTCAAACAAAGGCACTGTCATGATGATCTTGAAATTGGCCGTTGGGCTAATAGTGATGTGTTGATTATTGTTAGGGGTCAGATAAGGATCATCTGGAGTAACGATAACTGAATTGGCTAAAACTGTGGCTGGAGGGAATGCAAAGACTTGATATTTACTATCGTCTTGAAGAGCCTCGGCTAGTGTCGTTCTAAGTAGTGTGATGGCAACTGTCATTATCCCACCATCGAATTAGGACTTAGTGCGTGGGCGATCAATCCTCGCACCTTAGCGAGAAGCTGTGCGCTCATTCGGTAAGGGCTTGGCTGGAAATCGACAGCATTACTGCCTGAAAGGGTGGCGGTAGATGCTTGCCATATCTCAACAGATACCATCAAACTTGCTTGAATTACTGCTGCATCGGTAGTCCAGTCAACATTGGTTGCACCTGCTACCTGACCTAATGGAGCAACTGCATGCTTTACTGTTGCTGTTGGGCTACCAGTTACAGCGAATGTTATTGAATCTTCACCGACTGCTGTTAGTGTCTTTGTGCCGTTGAATGGTGAACCATTACCGGTGATCACTACCGACTGGCCTACATAAAACACATCTTGGATCTCTGTGTCAAAGTACAAAGTGCCTTCAGTAGTTGTGTTGCTTTGTAGGGAATTGAATTGATAGTTATTCCATAGCATCGGCAGAAGAACTGCATCGGATGCATCACAAACAGATTGAAGGGTCGCGTCTGGATACAAGGTACCCACGCCAAGAGTGCTTCTCAAAGAAGCAACGGTTGTGACTGACATTTCAATCCTTTCTAAAGACCCTGAGGGGCAGAAGGGCACTGCCCCTCAGAGCGACTTAGTAACCTATTAAGTTAGGTTGAACTTGCGAACGCCCTTACCTGACTTAGCAAGGTAAACTGCTAAATAGCCGTAAAGGTTGATCTCAATTTCGCCAGATGTTAATACATTAACACGAAGTTGTGTTTGTGGTGATTCCCAAACATACACTGATGATGGAGCAACCAAGTATGCTGAGTTATCGACTACGCCTGAAGTTGTGATGTTGTGATCTACGATCAAGTCAGTTCCAAGAACGTTTCCGCGAACAGATGTTGCTACTGCTGTACCTGATGCGTTGTATGTTGCGCCTTGTGCTGAGTAGAGTGCGCGACCTGTTGTGTCTGCGTATCCTGTGATAGCAGCCCATTGGTCAGTTGAAGCAACTAGCTTGTTAGCAAAATCTCCGCCTGTACCCTTGTATGCTGCTGCACCTTCTACAGATATGAATGACTGTAGTCCTGCTGCTGTCGCTGCTGTTGCTGCGGCTGTTGTACCTGAACCAAAAAACTCTGCTAGAAGTGCTGCATCTGTTGCCTTCTCGTATGCCTTGCGAAGTTCAACCATCATTAGTTCCATGAACGCAGGTGATGAACGATCTACAAGCTCGAATGATACGCGCTGTAGTCCTGAGAACTTGTTAACGTTGACTGTGTCGAATGCAGATGTCATGCCTGTTTCTGATGGTGCTGCACCTTCGTTTGTGTCTGCAACTGTTGGTGCAGTGTCTGCTGAAGCAGCGTTTGTATAAAGGCGTGGAACTGTGAAGCTCATGCCGTTATCGATTAGTGCTGCACGTGTTGATGCTTCGAACGCTGGACGACCTGTAAAGGTGTCAGTGATAAAAGTGTTTAGGTGTGGTGCAAGTGTAAGGCCTGTGTTTGTTGATGTTGAGTCATCCGCTGCGCGAACTACGCGACGAGCTTCGTCATCACCAAGTGCTGCCTTGATGTTGGCTTCTAGGTACTGCGCTGATGTGATTGGTGCAATGCGCTCACGCACAAATGTAGTTGCAGTAACAACAGGACGAGCAGCTTCAACTGCTGCTGCCTCTACTGGTGCTGCAACTGTCTCTGGAGTATTCTCCACAGCTGTCTCGCTTTCTGTTGGTTGGATTTCTTCTACTGCTTCTGGAGTGTCCTCAGCAGCTACATCGGTAACTTGAGCCGACTTAAATGCTGGCTCTGTTACCAAACTTACTTCTAGCAACTTGGCAGCGGATACAAACATCACATTGCCCTTCTGCTTTGACTTGATTACTTCTACTCCTACAGACAGGCCAGACTGCAAGCCTTCTTCTGCAAGGATTAGAGCTTCTGATCCACGGTTAGATCGTGAAACTTTAAATGATGCATAGATGCCATCTTCTTGCTCGATAAACTGTGTTGCTTTACCGAGAGGCTGACGAGCATCGTGTTGGTTTAGTAACTTGACAGTCTTAGCATCTTCTGGAAGTGCGATTGCGCCCTTCTCGAATACAACCTTACCTGCTGAAGTGTTACCGACTTCGCCTGTTCCTGCTGGAACGATCTTGCCTGAGATTAAGCGTTCCTCAACATTGGCAATAAGTCCAGAGGTAAAAGTAATTACCTGATTTTCCATTATTCGATTCCTTCACTTCCGTTAGGTGTTAAATCTTCCATCTCCATTGCTTGCTCAACTGTGATCAAGCCAAGAGATAGCATCTTCTCAATTACTAACAAGCGTTCCATTGGCTCTGTTGCTAGGAATGAAGAATCCACATCGAACTTAACTGCATTACCTCTAGCAGTAATGTCATCCATTGAGAGACGATCCTCGATAGCACAGACATAAGGAGCCAGGGTTAGAGAGTAAAATTGTTTTCTTTCGTCAAGCACATTGGCATAAGTCATGCTGTTGTTGGCTTCTGCTGATAACAGATAAGCAGGTACATTGCACAAGCGAGCAATTTCAGTAGCCAAGAATTGTTGTGCTTCGTCATACATCATGTCTTTAGGTGAGAATGATGTTGGCTGATATTCAAGAGTAGATGTTAGGTAAGCAGTAGCGCGATTTTGTCTAGCGTTCTTCCATGATGCAAGTAATCCTGCAACTTCTTTAGGATCAAGGTCGGCACCGTTATTCCTCAACACGCCCGACGGCATCGGAGTGCTTGCTGCAATAACTGCTGCTTTGCGAAGATCAACAGCAGCTCTAATTGTTTCAGATCCGCGTTCTAAGATGCCTTCATCAAATGCTTGGAATGTAACAATAGATCCAAGACCTGACATTGGTACTGCAACAGCATCTATAAAGTATTGAGTGATTTCCATGCCATAAAGATCAGTGTTAAATGTAACCTTGACATTAGGAATCCACTTAAACCGAGCAGGCCGTCCATCCTCTGCATACAATTCTGTAACTTGCCAGTAAGCCACGCCGTACATCATTAGTGAATCAACAGTCCATGCCATTGTTATTGATCGAGGCTGATTTATTGCTGGTTGATCACACCAGATTGGATTGCCTAATTGTTCACCTGTTGACTTACGGTAAAGATTAAGTGGCAGACCGCCAATAACACCAGAGATAAGATTGCGGCATCGAGCTACTGAAGGGACTGACATTGCCTCATTGCGTTGAACGCGAGGCAATACATAATTGAATAGCGAGTTAAGATTCTCGCCCATAATAGTAGGGGCGTACTGCGCTGTAAGCGATGTCTTATTAGGAGTGGTTGCTTGTGTTTTGCGAAATAGACCCATAGTCATAAAGTGTAGCATTTGTCAAGTAAATAGACAACACGCCACGAAGTGTCTAGGTATAAATCTGAGGCTTAGGCTGAGGGATCATTAACTTAGATACGACCAT